CAGTACTGGTTCCATCTATCCTAAATATATTGGCCAAGCCAGCCACAACACCCGCTACAGCAGCCCATAATTTACGACTCGACAACTTACGTACCATGTTATTCATAATCAACCTCCTTAAATTTGTGGACTTTCTTCAAAGTCATTCTCTACAAAACCAGCAGCTTCAGCAGCGGCAAATTTAATTCCTACACCGTTAGCACCTGTGTTTTCGTGTTCACTCTTACGTACAATACTGTTCAATACAATACTTGCCGCTGTACCCATTGGAGCAAATACAGCAGTATAACACGCCAAAGCACCCATGTACTGATACTCAATACTTTTTAACGCAAGATAAAACCCACCCACAAGACCAGCACATAAAAATGCCATAATCAAAAGGGCGAGTAGGTTTGTAAATCCGATATGAAATCTTTTTTTGCGTCTACGTTTGGTTTTCTTTTTTCCCCGCTCTACCCTAATGATCATAATTTACACCTTACCAATCATTTTAGCAAAGCGATAGAACAATGCCGCTGCCTGTTCACGTGTCAACTGATCTGCCCACATATAGTTAGGTGTGCCGTCAGACAATGTACCACCGCCAGCAATTAATCCACAGCTAATTGCCCAATCACGTGCTTCTTGACTCCACGTACCGCAATCATTATCTTGCAATTCCTTACGCTGTTCTGCCATAACATTTTTACAAATTTCCTTAACCTGTGCTTCAGTCATATCATCATCCTCCATTTCATTTGTTGTTTGTTGATCAAGTAGAGCAGCTACATCATTACGAACGTCATTCATTGTTTTACCGAACTTCGGGAACCAATGTAATACGTCACCATGATTAGAACCTAACCCAAGCTGATAACTGTCTTGATGACACAAAATTGTTGGTACATTGATTTTCCCATACTTAACAGTTCCATGCGGATTAATGTTAAACATTTTACAAAGATAAGCTGTAATTTCACACGCTTCTTTATAAACCTTATTAAAATAGTCCCGGTCATTCAAAGCATCTTCACAAATTTCAAACTGAATCCAATTATCGTTACAAGAACCATACTGTCCACTGGCACAGCCCCAAGGCCGATAGTTCCAAGGCATTGTTTGAATCGTAGTCACTGATCCATCGGCAAGTTTACCAATCCAACAATTCAACCCGGCCTGTATAGATACATGATTCCAGTCATTTCCGTTAGTGTTCTTTCCAAGTAACTGCATTAACTGAGCATAGTTCGGATCATCAGCACTTGGTTGAACATATCGCCGCAGATTAGGATTATTGGCTCCTGTACTATGCCACAGAACTCCCTTTACTTCCATAATTCTTGTCTGTTTATAACAAGTGCTATTTGTCATCATACATTGGAGTGGTTTATTCTTTTCCGAGTATTTCATCAAACTCCCTCCTTGTCTTGTAGTTATAACATATTCGTCATAGTAATTCTGACTATATGCAGCACGTTTAGTCTGAACTTCTTCACTTTGATTTGCTGGTCTTTCATAATTCAACAACATTGCATTAGAAGCCTGTAACACAGAAGTTGCAGTTTTTAAAACATTTAATACAGCAGGATAACTTGTACATAATTCTTGATAGAAGAATTCAAGTTGTGCTTCAGTATCACCAATAGATACCTTTCTTTCTTTTGCAAGATTTAAATAATTCTGTTTACGACTCCAATATGTCAACTGGAACAATCCATATCCTGCTCCATCGTGAACAAAATTCGTATATGTGCCGTTATCAACTGCATCAGTATATTGCTGATCCGTCATGCCAAATTTCTTTTCAAAGGTGTTTTGTAAATTCTTTGGATTCAAACCAGATTCAGCGAATATATTACCCAACACTCCAGCGATACCAAAATCATTTAAACCTTTACTTCTAAGAAAATTTATAATTTGCTCAATAATTGTTGCACCAATTAAAGCCATCACATCACCTCCAACTCAAATTAACTGATAATGTGGCCTTTCTTCACTAAAAAGCCAGTATCGCAAATAATCATCAACGATAATTGCTATAGCAGATAAAATAATCCAAGCAAAGAAAAATGGCAAACAAATCTGTCCCCAAAGATTAAACGGCATATTAGAATAATCCCATATATTCAGACCAAGTTTGAGGTTTAATACACAACCAGAAGCCAATTCCATGAACGTTACAAAACAGGCTCCAATAATTGATTGCTGAACAATTCCTAATGTCCAAGGAAAGTATTCGTTAATTGCTCCAATGCCAATAAAGCAGATACCACCGACAAAGAACATTGATATATGGCTATATCCACGCCAAAGTATTTCAATACAAAAATAGGTCATGCCACCGATTAACAGTAGCACGACCATCTTTAAAGCATTTTTATTTTTCATTTTGCACCTACCAACTTTGAAATGTATTGGAGATCGAATAAAGGCGCATTATAAAATTCATAGTTCCAAAGCCAATGATCGGCAAAATCAGAACGCTTATATTTTTGACATACAGGATCGGCCCAAACTTTGTCCCATCTTTCTTGATATGTAATATCATATTCTTTCCGCTCCAGACGCTTGATAATTGTTTGTGTTAAGCGGCCTCTCTCCAGCCCATTACCATCATCATTTTGCGAAAAATAGTCAAAAGCATCCTGACTTGCAACAAAGCAAATAATTCCTTTATCACAAACAATATGACTGTTTACAGCAATACACTCTGTTCCATAAGGAATGTTTACATTGCCACACTGAGCCAATTTCTTATATCGTTTTGTCACAACATATTTATTATAAATTTGCATTCACACAATCTCCTTTTATTTTTAGTCTTTAATGTTTACTGAACCACCAGAAAGTGTAGTAAGAATTTTCCGAATCTGTGCCTGTGCTGTTACAATATTTTCCTGCATTATAGCAGCCAAATCCTGCGGTAATTCCATACCATAAGTAATACCAGCCAAAGTTTCAACATCATCTGTCCGATTTACCAAAACACGAAGCATATTATTATATGTAGTGTGATATGTAATCATAGACTGAGCAGCAACATAAATTGCTACAATATCATTCTTAGTGTATGTAGTACACTCTTTACCATCAGCATGATACGGATATTCCTCTACACCAGCCATTACCGAATAAAACATATTAGTAATATTATTCTGGTCATAGCTATCCAAAGAAAAGTGTTCGGTAGTATCTCCGCTATTAGATGTTATTACATCAACACCAGCCTCGATTGCATTATTGCAGACATTACGAAGTTCATTTAATTTACCTGTTCGCAGCAAAGTCATAGTCTCATCTGTAACAGGATTTTCCTCTGTAGTAGGAAAGATGGTCAAATAATCAGCAACAGTAATTTTACAATTTGCCAGCAATTCATCAACCTGTTCCTTACACCACAAAGCAGGATAATATTTCTGAACCATTTCTAAAGCTGTCATATTTCATCCTCCCTTAAACCATATTTGCCATTAAACGCATATAGTCAAGTTCCGCAGTTCGTTCAACCTCACTATCCAGTTCAAAAACTGCAACTTGTTCGCAATCCTTATAGTTGTCCGAATTGATAATAGCATAAGTGATTCCACCAGCCACAATAGCTTCTGCTTCACTTTTTGGGCATTCAATACTGGTATTGGTTTCTGTTACTTTACGCACAAAAACTACCTTTTGAAATACGCCCACCAACTTCTCGCCAGACATTAACTTATACATCGTCATCCTCCTTATCATAAAAATTTTCACGAATTTCCCTTAATAAGTCAAACGCTTCAGCACTTTTACTTCTATTTTTCATGCGATAGTCCCAGCGATTAACCAAAGGAATAAACCCATTCATATAACGTTCATATTGTGTACGATCCAATTCTTCCATTTTGGCCTCATACTCTTTGGGAGATGTAAAGTAGAACCATCCAATCTCATAATTCCATCTTGCATCTAAAGTACATTTGAATTTCTTATCCCATTCAGCCAATTCATTCTCAAACAATTTAACAAAGTATAAATCCATACTATGTACTGTTTTATAACTATCACATCTTGCAGCGTGTGATCTCCATGATTGATAAGACGTAAATACATCTTCTGCGCTCATCTTACCATCATCAACCCAACCACGAAAAATCTTTAATTTACGCCGAATAGACTTAATACTATTTCGACTTAATTTGATAAGCACTTTTCCAGTAGGTTCTAATCGAACACGCATTTTCAAAAATTTGAAACTATGATTTTTGAATGGAGTTATTTTGCACTTCTTTTCATTTAGTTCAATTTTCATCTCATTAGAAAGTTCAACTAAAGTATCATGTAGTCCTCGCAAAAACTCCAAAGAATCACTTATTACATATCCATCATCCATATATCTTGCATAACCATGAACGCCAAGTTTATCTTTGATATAATGGTCAATCGGACTGGCGTAATCTAAAGCAATATTTTGTGATACTTGACTACCTAATCCAACGCCACAGGGATCATCTGGATCATGCTCCACACCGCCTAATTCAATAAAGTCATCAATTAATTGACAACCAATCTCTTGTAACTTAGGATCAAGGATATGCTTCTTTAAACGTTCTTTCGCTTTATCGTGTGGTATTGAAGCGAAATATCCATGAAAATCAAATTGATAAATTCCACCCTCCAGACCAAATAAACGATAATGATGATGTAAGAATTCAACAAGTCTTTTTAGAGTCATATCCATTCCCTTGCCGGGTAGACTTGCGCTATTATCGTAAATAAAACTTCTGGAATAGGCTTCTGTCATGATTTCATCACAATAACATTTTTGAACACTACGATCTTGAATAACCAAAGAATTAATATCACGCTCTTTACCATGTTCAACAGTTTTGAAATGTTTGAAACCACCTGATTCATATGTGCCATTGAGAACTCGTTCTTGCAAAGAATCAGTCTGCGTCAAAAGCACTGACTTGAAATTGATAGTAGAGGTTTTCCAGTTCACTCCTTCGCAGCAGCTTTCACCAGCGTCCCACATTTTATCAAATTCAAACACATCCTCAAATGCCTTGCCGCAGACCAACCTTGCTTTTTCTTCTCGTTCTCTTTTACGCTTTTCGTATCTTTTCTGTTTTCTTTCCTCGCTTGTCATATTGCCAAAGAACAAATCCTTTCCGTATAGCCTTATCATCCACTGGCGAATACGTCTACGCATCACAACCGTATCCGTTGGCAGTTTCCGATGCTGATTTACTAAGCTACGTAACTATGCACCTATGAAATTTAAGGGAGCAACGTGCCACGGATCATTAGCCGAAGCCAATTACCGCAAGAAGGAAACGGGATGCTACTTCCTTCCGACACACCGCTCAAATCAGCAAAATGTCAATAAACCATGCAAGCAGCGTCCAGATGCAAGTATCGAAAAAGTGTTTTAGGATGCCATCAGGCAGAGCCACGGCATACATCCTCCTTCTGAAATAACGGATATTGTTTTCACCAGTAAAGGCCAGTATTTCCTTCTGAAATAACGGATATTGTGTTCGCCAGTAAAGGCCAGTATTTTTCAGCCTATAAGGGCTACTAAGTCTAATCCAAGTTTGTGTACTAAATTTGATGCACCACAAACAGCTTCAAGAATCCGGGGCGACCCCATTGGAATAGCCAGAGTAGGAGTCACCCGCCGCTCCAGAAGTGTTGACATTGCAAAAATTGTTCGTGTTGCCAGCATTCACAGAGCGCAGCCACCAATTCGCAGGGGTTTTATCAGGATGTAACCGTTGTCGGCAATTTATTTTTCAGAGTCATCTACATCAAAAATATCTTCTGATAAAACAACCTCACTTTCAATCGCAGTATCATTTATTTCATCCTTCTTCTTGGGTTTAGGTTTACCATCACGCTTGATGTACTCCCAAAGTTCTTGTTTAAGATAATCCAAGAACTCGCAGAAGAATTTGAAATTAATGATCTTACTCCAAGATTTCTTGCTCTGATACTTTTTATAACGTTTCTTATCAGATTCAATGATTCCTTTTACCAGAGCCGCTTCGTAGTTCAAAAGCCTCGCCCATTCTTTAAAGATTCCAGATGTTTTCTTCTTATCACCAAGAAAATTATTTCCTTTTAGCACCAACGAAAATGTCACAGTAAGCAAACCACTTAATGCGAAAATTGCGGATCGTGCTTTTGCGAAATATTTTTCTCGAAGATTAAATTCTGTTTCCATCATATTATTATGAATATAGATGGAATTAGCCCGTAATACATCTTCATGAATTTCCAACGCAAGCCGGGTAATATCGTTGGTCAGACAAAACCTGTAAGATTTTGGGAACTTCTTAACTTGTTCCAGCGTATATGTAGCTAATTGTTGTGCTACTCGAATGAATTCAGCTTTTGATTCATTGCGCTTAGAAGCGTAGACAGACATTGATGATCCTCCCATTTATCATATTTAGATTATTTGCCCCACATCTAAGCAGACATGAGATTGTTTTCTCAACCCGCCCTTTATGTTAGCAGATTGCTTTCTCATTGTCAAGGGCAAATTGAGAAAATTTTCTAAGTTAAGGGGGTAAACCGTTCATCCCCCTTATCTGTCCCGGCTTACGCCTTAGACAAGATAGGGGGATTCACTGATTAGCTTAAACACAGAAGGCCGGGGCGACCCCATAGGAACGGCCAGAGGTGTAGCTACTCGCCGCCCCAGAAGCGTTGACAAGGCAAAAAATGAGCGAGTTGCCAGCATACACAGAGCGCAGCCACCAAAACGCAGGGGATGTTGTAACACTATGGCGGTAGAACACTTTACTGTTCCCGGCTTTATAATAATCATATTGTAATTGTGAATTCTGTTCATACTGGCTGGCGTATGTTCTTACTCCCTGAACTTCAAATTCGGACAGCAACCATAAGTAGTCTGTTGTTGCAGTTATTGCACTTGCTGCGTTGGTAGTTCCACCAGTATTATCAGAATACTTTGTACAAGACTTCATGACAGCACGAAGATCACTTGGCAAAGCAGCCAAAAATGTATTTGCGGCTGGGCTTGTTGGGCTGTTAGCGGAACCTAACAAAGTCTTGCGCATATGGCTATTATTCCAGCCTCCAGAGTTTGTACTACTACTGGAGCCAGATGCAGGATTCATGGTAAAAGAACCCTGATTTGCATTATAACTACCATAAGTGCTATCAACAAAGCAAATCGGATTACCGCCATTACTGACTTTACCTATCTGGAAATGAATACGATTTGCGCCTTCTTTTGCACTATTATGATCAAAGCCCAAAATGAAAGCCCACACATTCATATTGATTGTAGTAGAACCAATAGTGCCATTAACAGCAATTTGCTTTGCATCACCAACATTCCAATAAGTTGAAGCCACACCAGCATCAGACACTTGCTTAATCTGCGCCCAAGTATAACTATTGAGTGCATTACCAGATGCAGGAATAAACTCAGCTTTGACAGTAATTGTCTTATTTGAAGGTGCATTATAATTAGTGCCAGCCGCAACTGCAACAGTAATTGTCGCCGTACCAGACTTCTTATTGACATGGCTAATAGTAATTACATTGCCACTGATAGAAACTGTAGCAACACTGGTATCACTGGACGTAACAGAAATTTTACCATCACCAGCACGTGTCACAGTCACGGTATCAGTTAATTTATCAGTATTCAGTGTCACAGTAGTTTTACTCAGGCTTAAACTGCCAGCCGCTTTACCGATTGTCCAAGAAACTTCCTTTGATCCAGTGCTGCCATCAGACCAGCAATAATCATCAGTTGGCGTAAATGTGGCTTTATATGTACCAGCGGCAGTCTGTTTGATAACGCCACCGATAGTCAACTGATCAGTATTATAATTGCTGAATGTAGGTGTAAGTTCTGCCCCTGTATAAGTTAATGTACTACTTTGAGCAGGAACCGCAGACAGCTTAGTTTTATTAGGAATTGCGGTAATCTGACCAGCCGTACTTGCGTTTACTGCACCTTCAGCAGAAATGGGGAATAGGGCAAAATAATAAGTAGTTCCGTTTGTGAGGCCAGTCACCTCCAGCGGACTACTTTTGTGTGCATTTCGAGTTGTACTGTTTAAAGCCAGTGTACCATCTTCAGGAGATGTAGGATAACCGCCAGTCTTATAAACCACCTTTGTACTTGCCCATGTAGAGAGCGTCACACCATCAGTTACCTTAGTTGCAGCAGGATCAGTCCATGTAAGCTGAACACGACCATTCAACTGTGCGGCAACCGCCAAAGCAGACACATCACCAGTAGGAACAGGATTAGGTGTAATTGTCACCTCGTTTGCAGGATTATCAGCATAAGTATTTGTGGTAGAATATGGGAAGAACTTGTAATAATATGTCACGCCATCACTCAAACCACTATCACAAAAATACTGTGTCTTATATGCGTCACGAGTTTTATTATCAAGAACGACTGTACCATCACGGCGACTTGCTGGCATAGAACCTGCCTTACGAACCAGCAATGTACCAGCCCATGCAGCAAGAGTAGCATCACCAACAACCGTATCAATAGGATCAGTCCATTTCAAGTATGCTTTACCTGAAGCAGCCAACGTAGCAAGGCCAGTCACAGGAGCCAGAGGGATACCACCACCCCCACCAGAACCGCCGCTACCAGTTGGGAAAATAGAAACAATAGGCATATATAACCTCCTTTAACCAA